CGTTCATAGTCGGTGCGTGGCGGCGGCAACGGCCAACGGAGCCTTTCTTTTTGACAAACCACATGCACGTTTCACAGCGCATACCTTTACTTCGGTGCTGCCAGGGATCTTTTGATACTGAATTAAGGGTTTGGCATGGATCAGGTTCTTTGTCATAGTTATGATCGTAAGTCATATTTCCTCCGCTTTTTCTGTTGTACTGATGATAAAAGTCTTTGTCTTTCCTGGGCCTTTATCTTCAGACACGTCGGTTACTTCGGGAGCGTATTCCCCCATTCGCTTATCAAGCCATTCCTGCATTGCTTTCTGCATCTCTACGCCACAAACAGGAATAGTTGAGTTAGCTGACAAAATAAAATCAGGATCAGTTCCCGAAGCTGGAGTGCAAGCATAAACATAAAAATCTTTACCTGCCCGATTACTCGCTACTGTCCAATCCGTGGTAGTTGTATCGTCCCAATTTGAAGCATCAGATAAATCAAGCTCTAATGCAGAGTTTAGCACATATCCTGATTTATTGATATTTACAGTTAGGTAGCTATGAAATTCGTTGTTTCCTTGCATGTTATTCTCCTTTATTTGCGCCGGGAGTCTCGCCACTCCCGGCATGTAATCTACTTGCTATATCCCTGTTCCCGCATGATACGCTTAAACTCTTGCGGTGAATGAGCTTGTTTCCAATGAGCAATACGGTCCCTTTTTGCGCTCACCCGCGGCGGTAGCCGTCGCCTGCATTGGCTGGTTATAAATCTACCTCCATTCCAATTTTACGACACCGGCGTCATTGCCTTTTTGACGCCACAGGTGCCACAGGGCTTTTATCCAGGATTCGCCGCAGTACACTTGGTTTGTGACGTACTTTTTTAACTGATCATCCCATATATTTTGGACAACTACTGTTAATTTGTTTCCCATTTTTGATCTCCTCTGATTTATAACAAGTATTATGTAGAATTTCACACCACCGGCGCGAACTGCGCGTGTCCGGCCCCAGGGCAGCCGGGGGTAAACTCGATCATGGCGTATGGATCACTAATATTTATATTTCTTGGTTTATTTGATCCCCTATGATTGAATTTTTCCCGTTTTTGTTCCCATTTACGGTTATTGATGCGTTTAAGTTCCGTTTTGCATATTGAACTATTACAAACCTTTTTATTTGGTTTTCGGGAATCATATTCAAATGCCTCACCGCAAACAACACAAAACAGATAACCCTGCTTTTGTAAACGCTTTTTGCAGCGTTGACAATATTTAGTGTTTTCTTTAGTAATTCGTACTTCTTTATTACAACCCCGACACATTGTTTTCATTTCAGTTCCCCTTTTATCTCCGGTCTATCATCTATACCTATCCCACGGTGTTGATATGTTAGCAGAAATAGTAAATTTGTGCAAGCATGTGCCATGTGAAACATGCCGGACTCTGGGTCATTGTCCTCCCTAATGGCCCAAGCTTGCAAATGTCTCATGGCTGCAGCATAAAGCCGGGACCAGGACATCCCAAGTTCCCAATTCCTTTCTCCGTATTTTGTTGCGCCATCAGTTAAGATTTTTACGATATCCACTAAACCATCCGGTGGGATGAGATCATATCTCAACTTATTCTCATCCCACTTATTGCCCTCATTAGTCATTTAAAACCTCCATTATTTTGCCTTTTAGAAATACCCTCTGATCATTCTTCATAGCTTCTTTAATAATTCCGCGTCTGGTGTGGCAAGAATCTTCTATGTCCTCAACATCTTTTTTAAACAAAAATTTAAGAAATTTTTTGCAGTTAACACAAATTGCCTTTTTGTGTGGTCCTGTACCCTCGATAACTATTCGATTTGATTTACACAGAGAACATTTCATCGGAATCGTCCCAATATTCTTCACCATTCCGCTCAATTATGATCTCGCAAATATCATCATGTTCAGAATAGGTTTCCTTGTTCTCAAGCCAGGGGGCTGGGTATATTTTCCTGTCCAGTATGTCATAATCAATTTCATACTGGATAGAACCCATAGACATTTCAGGAATACAAAAAATAACACCAATAGTACAGGGAATCCCACTTATTCCATATGGGAAGGTGTCTATATATTCCATTTTAATCACCCCCCGCCTATTATAAGTTCTAAAGACAAACCATCTACTGTTTTAACTAATTGCCAATGGTCATTGAAGTCACGGAAAATGGTTCCACCACTGATTTTAGCTTTGAGATGTTCTATTTCTCCCGCTCTACGGGTGCGGATTCTGCACACCCCCCGGTGGTCAAGAATTTTAAAAAAACCATGTTGTGTGATAGTATAAATCCCGGTCGTATGAATATAAACAAGAAGCCATTCATAATTTTCCCAAATAATTTCATACATGTTGCCTTTCTCCTTTCTAGTTAAATTGTTTATGTTAAGTCCCTTTTAACACACCCTGAAATCCTTGTCAATGGGTGTTTGTTCAATTCGTAATGTTCTTTTTTATAAAAAAGGAGAAGTTGTCTTAGGAAGACAGATTTTCGAATATATCACTACGGTCACTACATCACTACATACATACAGAGAAACAGTAAAAAACGGGGAACAGAAATGTAGTTATATATCAAAGATTAAAATGCTACAGTCACTACACACAGTCTTTCTTTTCATTTTTCTCCTTTTTATAAAAAAAGAGAAGTCAAATACCAATTGACTTGAAAGAGTGAGTGTGTTATTCTCCCCTAAGAATAAATTAGAAAGGAGGAAATTTAAATGAGTATTGCGGGTCGATTTATGTGCCTGTTTCAGGGTAATCCCCGATCCCATGGTGTTTTTTATCCAGGTGGCCGAATGAGCACAATACAGGAAGAGTTACAGGAGGAACATTTTGAAAGGCACTTTTCAGGTGAGAAAGGATTGGGTGTTGTTCCAATTTTGGATGATGGCAGTTGTGTTTGGGGTGCAATAGATATTGATGCCCACGGTGATAATGAAGAAATAGACATCTACGCTTTGGAAAAGGATGTGCGTGCTGCAGATTTGCCGCTTGTTGTGTGTAGGTCTAAATCTGGTGGGGCACATCTTTATTTATTTTGTGCCGAAATTGTCCCGGCGAAATTGGTGCGTATGGTACTCAAACGATGGACAACACAACTCCATTATGAAGGTGCTGAAATTTTCCCAAAACAGGATAAGCTTCTTGGAGAAGGGAAGGACAGACAATTTGGTAATTGGATAAATCTTTGTTATTTTGGAGGTAATGATACTCAAAGGTATTGTGTAGAAGGCAACAAACAAATAAGCCTGGAATATTTTGTTGAAATAGCTGAATCCAAGAAAATATCGGCGTCCATGTTGGTGGAAAAAAGTGAGGGTGATCATGCCGGTGCACCACCCTGTATTCACAGGATTATTTCATCTGGTGTTGCACCAGGAATGAGAAATGAGGCTTTATATAATGTGTGTATTTATCTTAAACAGGCATACCCGGAGACTTGGAAAGATAAAGCATTTGATATGAATGCCCGGATATTTTCAGTACCTTTGGCCCATAGCGAAGCCAAGAAGACTATAACATCTGTAGCGAGGCGTGAATATCGATATAAATGTAAGGAAGAGCCATGTAAATCACTTTGTAATTCGGATCTATGTGTTCAAAGAAAATATGGTATTACAAAGGAGGAGAGTGCTGAATTATTTATTGGTGAACAGCCAGAGTTTAAACAACTAAAAAAGTATTTAACTGATCCGGTCCGGTGGGGATTGGATATTGATGGTGTTGAAGTACCTTTATCAACTACTGAACTTATGGACCACCGGAAAATTCGAGAGGCGGTGGCCGATAAATTAACAACTATAATTCCGCCGATGAAAAATGATAAGTGGTTAATTGAATTAAAACGGTTGATGGATGAAGCCATAATCATTGATGCCCCGGATGAAGCGTCCAGCCCAGGTTTAATTTGGAATCATTTGGCACAATTCTTGCAAAGGGCGGATTTGGATTCTGATGGTTTGGACACTTCGGACAGGTCGATGTTACTTCGGGGTGTTCCGGTGGTACAAGATAAGGATGGGCAAAAGGTTGTTTATTTTAGGGGATCGGATTTTGTAAACTATCTTAAAAAGAACCGGGCAGAGGATCTCAAGGGACCAAATTTATGGTTTGCCCTAAAGAATCATGGTGTAAATCATGGCAGTCTAAGGATTGGTGATACTACAAGGCAGGTTTGGAGTATTTCAGTCGACGAGATCAATGATTGTAAACCGGAAGATAAGCCCATAAAGGTGGAATTTTAAGATGGTTACAATAGAATTAGATAAAAAAGGCCAAAACTTTGTCATTCAAGCACCTTTCCATTTAAACCATATAGCCCAAAAAGCCCCAAATAGGAAATTTATGCGGAGTAGCAAGAAATGGTTCCTGCCGGGGTTAAGGCTCAATGCTAAATACTTGCAAAATGTTTCACATGAAACAAATAATATATTGTGGGATGAAGGTGTAAATGATTTAATTGATAAAATTTTAGAGCGAAGTGAAAATAGATTTGTACCTTTTCCTCCACGTTATAATTTTAAGCTGGGGGTGGAGCCTAGGACTAAACAGGTAGAGGCTTTGAATTATGCTTGGGGTAAACAAGGATTTTTCTTTTCCATGGAAATGGGCACAGGTAAAACCAAAATTTATATCGATTTGGCCAGTGCTATGTATTTGGAAAACAAAATAGATGCCATGGTTATTCTTACAAAAAATTCCGTGTGCAGGAATACGATAAAAGAAATTTATAAGCATTGTCCTTTAAAAGAATACACGGCCTTGTCTCCGGAATTTAATACAAAAAGGGCTAAAAGGGAAAATTCAGAATTTATTTCAAATAACAATATGAAATTTCTGGTCATGGGCCTGGAATCCTTGAGTGTTAAACAGGGGGCAGGTAAAGCTTTTGAATATTTATGGCAGTTTATGAAAGATAATGAATGTGCAATGGTGATAGATGAAGCACACCTAATAAAAAATCCATCCGCAAACAGGGCCAAGAATGTTATGGAACTCGGTGGGATGGCTAAATTTAGGTTTGCCGGAACTGGAACACCGATCACTAATAATTTACTTGATTTGTACACACCTTATCAATTTATAAACCCAGATATTCTGGGCATCGGCAATTTTTATTCATTCAAAAACCGGTACACAATAAAAGGAGGATTTGAAAACAAAGAGATAATTGGTTATGACAATGTTGATGAATTGATGTCATTAATCAAACCTTGGACTTTCCAAGCAACTAAGGAAGACATGGAGGATTTACCGCCAAAAATTCATATGGAGCCAGTTGTTGTACCAATGATCAAAGAACAACGCAAAATATACGATGATATCCGCAAGAATCGTGTGGCCGAAATTGAATCCATGCAGGATAAAGAGTTGGTTGTGCAATCAATATTGCAAACATACACACTTTTACATCAAATTTGTGCCGGTTACATATCCTATGATGGTGACCAGGGTGGCAGGGAAAAACAATGGATAGTTGAGCCAGACAAAAACCCTAAATATAAGGAATTAATATCTATTCTTGAGGATAATCCCCAAGTACAATTTAATATTTGGACTAAACATTTAATCGAGCTTGAAGCAGTTTACAAATTACTCAACAAAAGGGCCAAAACGATTAAACTTCATGGTTCAATGTCTAAGGATGACCGGGAAAAAGCAATAGAAGATTTTGTTGAAGGAAGAGCAAAATATATGATTGCCACACAGGAAACAGGTGGCACGGGTTTAACATTTACGAATTGTTCTAATGTTATATATTTAAGCAATAGTTTTAAATTTGGTGACCGAGTACAAAGTGAAGATCGGAATCACCGAATTGGTACGAAAAAAGCTGTCACATACACAGATATTATAATGCAGAATTCCATTGAAAGTAGGGTGCTTGAAGTGCTTCGAGAAAAGAAATCGTTATCGGATTTCATTAGAAAGGAGCTTGAAAATTCAATTAATATGCTAAAGACCCATTGACAAGAATTCTAGGTTGTGGTAAAGTGCACTTAACGAAATTCAAGAAAGGAGAAGGGAAATGGGAAATGTTTACGTAGTTCAGGAAAATCCGAAGCTTAATTATGTGGATGCTGAGCGGTTTGGGGACGTAGTGTTTATGACTTCTAGGGAATATTCTCCCCTTAAAAATTCCTTGGTCAATAAGGAAATCACTGCGACTATCCAGGGTTATATGGTCGGTTTTAATCCTGATGAAGATTTTTTATTGTTGACTGGGGGACCGGTACTTCTTGGATATGCCTTTTACTTAGGAATATCCAAAAAGGGGTATATAAATGTTTTGCAGTGGGATGGTATCAAGCAGGCATACCTTCCGATCCAATTTAACCCGTAGAAAGGAGAAAAAGATGGATAAGACACAATTTTTAGACGCGGTGGAATCCGAATTGAATGGACTAGAATCTTTAAAAGATGAATATCCCATTGAACATTTTAAAGACGACACCGAAGGCATGACGGTCGCCAATATAGCCAGATTACAAAAACAACTTTCTGGATTACTTGAAAGGGCGGGGCAGATTAAGACACACCTGCAGAAATGTTATGATTTTGTCCGGTATTCCCGGATACCAGAGATCATGGACATTGAAGATTTGGAATCAGTGCGCATAGAAGGTGTGGGCAGGTTGTATTTAACATCTGATTATAATGTTTCCACCAGAGCCGGGCGCAAACAAGAAGCCATGGAATGGTTAATTGAGAACGGTTTTGGGGATATAATACAGGAAACTGTCAACGCGTCAACCTTAAAAGCAATTATAAAAAAGGAGGTTATAGCAAAAGGCAAAGAAGTGCCGGAAGATTTGTTCAATGTTGCACCGTTCACCAGGTCACAAATCACGAAATAAACCTTTAACCAATCAACAAACGGAGAATTCACATGTCAAAGAAGAAAAACGATGAAGTAATGAACACACAGGAAAATATGCCCGATTTTCTAAAAAATCAAACCGGTCGTGGATCTGAAGAGGTTGACCACAACGATTTGATTATTCCTCGATTAGAGGTTGTACAATCCCTTTCAACTGTTCGGAAAAAATCTTCCTCGAAGTACATTGAAGGTGCTGAGGAAGGTATGCTTTACAATTCCGTCACCCGTGAGTTATACGGCACGGAAGTCGTGGTTGTTCCAATCCTGTTCATCAAGGAATACCTGGTCTGGAGAGATCGGAAGCTTGGTGGCGGATTTGATGGTGCACACCCCACGGAAGAAGAGGCCAGGGCCAAGGTAAGTGAAATGGATAACCCGGATGAATGGGAAGTGGTCTTGACCCATCAGCATTTTTGCTTGATCCTGAAGGAAGATGGCACAAAGGAAGAGGCTGTGGTGTCCATGTCCAAATCCAAGCTCAAGGTGTCCAAGAAGTTTAATTCCCTGGTGCGTATCAATGGTGGGGATCGTTTTTCCCGCAAGTATAAGCTTCTTGGCGTTCCCGCCGAAAATAGCCAGGGCCAAGAGTTTTATAATTTGGATGTTAAAAATGTCGGGTTTGTAGATGAACCCACGTATCGACATGCCGAGCAGGTTTATGATTTGCTCAAATCCGGGGCGGCTTCTGCAGATAGGAGTTATGAAACCGAGGAGGCTGATACTGATGCCGATAATGCACCGTTCTAAATAACTGAATCAGGGCTGGGTTATAATGGCCCAGCCCTAAAATTAGAAAGGATAGAGAATGCAAGTTAAAGTTATTTATGGACCGCCGGGAACGGGTAAAACATCCGAATTACTGCGCGAAATGAAATTGTCGTGTGACAATGGTACGGAGGAAGAAGGTATTTGCTTTGTGTCGTTCACAAAAGCTGCTGCTAAGGAAATGGCGGATCGGGCAGGTTTGTCCAGGGCCAATGTTTCTACTATCCACAGTTTGGCATATCGAGTTGTTGGTATGTCCAGGGACCAAGTAATTAACAAAAAAGAATACAAAGAATTTTCAAGGATCACCGGGTTTGAGTTCACGGGTGCGAACCCAGGAGAATGTGAGCAAATTGGTCTTGGTGATTATTTTTTATCCCTTTATTCTCTGTATAAGAATTTGCTTCATGAACATCCGAGACAGACAATTCAAATATCCAGCAGGGAAGGATCACCACGGGAATTTGAATTTTTTGTTAAAAAATATGAGGAATTTAAGGGGGCTTACGGTATACACGATTTTACGGATATGTTAACATTGGCCCTGGATTTTGACGCCCCAGAATTTGAATATATGTTTGTTGATGAAGCACAGGATTTATCGCCTTTGCAGTGGAAATTAGTTAGACATTGGGTGAAGCAAATCCCAAAAATTTGGGTAGCGGGCGATGATGACCAGTCACTTTATAATTTTGGTGGTGCAGACCCTGCAGGAATGTTTAAATTTGCCGAAAAATATAGGGCTGAATCCAAGGTGCTCAAGCAGTCATACCGGATACCAAAATCCGTTTATAATTTGGCTATACAGGTAATATCAAATATTAAAAATCGTGTTGATAAGGACTACCTGCCAAGGAATAAAAACGGATTGATCAGGAAATTCAATTCTCCCTACGCTTTGCCGGTTCCAGCGCACGGGGAGGATGTTTTATTTTTATATCGTAATCATTCACTACGGGAAGAATTTGAACAAATCCTAATCGACAACGCCATTCCCTATGTGATAGATTCTGGAGAGCCGGGTTATTTTTATTCACCATTGGCTAGAGCAATCCGTTCACTTATAACAGCAACTAGAGATTATAAAAAGACGGGGCAAAGTTACTTAAAGTCTGGAGAGCGCAAAAATTTAGCTAAATTCTGTCCGAAATATTTGGTAGATATCCAAGATCAAAATTTTGGTTTCATGAAAGGTAAGAATTGGGCTAAGGTTTTGATAGGACCAATGGACCAGACTTATTATTTGCAATCTATTGAAAAGAAAGGTCAGTTATTCGAAAAACCTACAATTCATATGTCTACTATTCACGGCAGTAAGGGCCGAGAAGCGGATCGGGTGGTGCTTCTCAATGCGCTAGGCGGACGCAGTTTAGAAAAAGCACAATCAGACCCAGATAGCGAAATACGAAATTTTTATGTGGGGATAACCAGAAGTAAGAACATTTTGGATATCGTATATGGACAGAATGCCTTAAATTATTTCTAGAAAGGAGAAAGCAAAATGAGATTTCCAAAGATCAGTGAGTTCCCATTAATTAGTTTGGATACTGAAACCACCGGGCTGAGTTGGTGGAAAGATAAAATATTTGGCATAGCAATTTCAACACCCAATGACCGGGATTATTATTTCGATACCAGGGTTGATGGGGGTTGTGTTGAATGGCTAAGAGAAGAATTGCCGAAATGTCCACTTATAGTGAACCACAATATAAAATTTGATCTTCACATGTTATTGAATGAGGATATTGATTTGAACCCCGGAAGGTGTGAATGTACCATGATCAGGGCAGCACTTATTGACGAGCATTTGCCAAGTTACAGTTTGGACAAGTTGGCTAAAAAATATTTAGGAGCCAAAAAGGAAGATGATATTTATGAAAAGTTGGCCGAACTTTTTGGCGGTCGAGCTACTAGAAACGCCCAAATGAAAAACATACATAGAGCACCTAAAAGTATTGTTGAGCCTTATGCCAAGGTTGATAGTCGATTAGCATTGAACCTCTGGCAATGGCAAGAAGACAAGATCGAAAAGCGGGGATTAAATAAGGTGTGGCAACTTGAAAAAAGATTATTCCCGCATGTATTCAAGATGGAACGGCATGGAATCCGGGTTGACGAGGAGTTAGCTGAACGAACATCGGAACGATTGACCAATGAGATTAAGGACACACAGCACGAATTAAATAGGATAGCCGGTTTTGAAGTGAACCCCAATCCGTCTGGTTCCATTCATAAACTTTTTGACCCGAAATTCAAGGACGGCAAATGGTTAGCGGTAGACGGGACCATATTGCCCGAAACTCCGGCAGGGAAACCGAGTATCGGTGCCGACCAACTTCGAAAAATGAAACATCCCGGAGCGGCGTTGATATTAAAATGCCGAAAATTCATGAAGGCCAGGGATACTTTCATTCGGAATCACATCATGGGCCATATTTACAAAGGTCGAGTGCATCCGAACATCAATCAGACTAAGGGTGATGAGGGTGGCACAGGGACAGGACGTCTTTCTTATACCAGACCGGCCTTACAACAGATTCCGGCAAGGGATAAGGAGATAGCCAAGATTATAAGGCCCATATTTCTTCCGGATGAGGGCCAGGGATGGGCGTACGGGGACCTAGATCAACATGAGTTCAGGGTATTTGCCCATTATGTGAATGCACCAATATTGATAAACAAATACAAAGACAACCCTGATCTGGACATCCACCAAACTGTGGCCGACATCACCGGACTTCCGCGAAACCCGAATCGGTCCGGGGGTGCGAATGCCAAGCAAATAAATTTGGCCATGGTGTTTAACATGGGTGGTGGAGCATTGGCCGAAAGAATGGGGCTTCCGTTCACAATGGAAAGTTTCGTGGACAAAAAAGGACAGGTCCATGAATACAAAAAGCCGGGTGATGAAGCCATGGAGGTTATCACCAAATACTATGAGGCCGTACCTGGTGTGCGTGAAATGGCCAAGAATGCGGCGTCCGTGGCTAAGACCAGGGGCCATGTAAAAACTTTAATGGGCAGGCAGATCAGATTCCCTGGCGGGCAATTCACACACAAAGCATCAGGTTTAATTTATCAGGGCACGTCTGCAGATTTAAATAAAGATTGTATAATAAGGATTTGTGAATATCTAGAGTCTGAGTGTCCAGATGCGCATTTGCTCTTAAATATCCATGATGAATTTAATATATCAATACCGCATACTGAAACCAAACATCTTTTTGAGTTACAAAAGATTATTCAGGATAGGCCGGAACTCCGTGTCCCGATTAGGGTGGATTTTGGGTGCCCAAAAGAAAATTGGTGGGAAGCTACACAAGCAGATTCGTTAACAAATGCCCATTGACAATAATGGGGTTTTTATGTTAAGCTATAAAAATAGGAGGTAGAAAGATGACTTGTCCTAATTGTGGGGAAGAGATGGAACGAGGAGAATTGGGCACTTGGTTTTGTCCCGATTGTGGTTACTCAGAAAACAGAGAGGAGGTTTAAAATGGCAGAACAATACGACAACACGAACAGGGGCGTTTTGTTCATCAAGCATGAAAGGCGTTCAGATAAAAGCCCGACTATGACCGGGAAAATTAATATCAAGGGCGAGGACTTTTACCTATCAGCATGGACAAACCACAAAAAATCCGATGGTGAGAAATATTTGGCCCTGGCTGTAACCCCGATTGAAGACACAAAACAGAATACCACATCAGAAAACGCAACCGATGACATGGATGATATGCCATTTTAGGAGATCACAAATGAAAGGTCAATTGAACGAAAAAGGCAATTTGTGTGTTTATCGGTCAACGGGTTGGACACTTCAAATATGTCCATTTTCACTTGAACCCTGTGGGACGCAGTGCCCGCTTTTCAGTGAAACCCGTTTTGATTGTCGGCCATGTTTTGGACCAACATACACTTTTGAAAGGAGTGTGTACGCAGAATTGGGCGATCAGCGGAAATTCATTGAATGGTGCAAGAAGAAGAATATTGACCGCAACAGGCCGGGGAATTTGAGAAAGGCACTAAAGCAATTTTATGGAGACACAAAATGAAGCATAATGTGACTTTGATCTGTGATTTGCAGTTTGGTTCAACCGGTAAGGGCGCATGCGCGGGGTACCTTGCTACCAAAAACAGACCAGATACCGTGATAACAGCATGGAGTCCAAATGCGGGGCACACCTTTATTGATGCGGATGGGCGGAAATTTGTTCATTGTATGCTTGCCAATGGTGTAGTAAGTCCTACATTGCGCCGGATAATGATCGCACCTGGTTCAATAGTGGACACTAAACGGCTCAAATTAGAACTTGAGCAGTGTGCTGATTTGGTTGAGGGTAAAACCCTCATTATTCATGAAAATGCTGCCGTGGTCCAACAAAAGCACCGGGATCAGGAAGAGGCCACTATGACCGGGATAGGTAGCACCAAAAAAGGCTCTGGTGCGGCGTTAATAGACAAATTAATGAGGCAGCCGGATGGGTGCATAACTGTTGGCGACCTTCGGGATCAAATTCAGCGGTTTTTGTCCGATACAACACTTAAGAAAATCAAGGTTGTATCCACCGGCGAATGGCTTGACCATCTTGAAGATTCCCACGATATCTTGGTTGAGGGTGCGCAAGGCTTCAGTTTAGGAATAAACAGCGGTTTTTATCCATACTGCACCAGTCGAGAATGTACGCCAGCACAAATTATGTCCGACACCCTTATTTCGCCGGAGAGAGTGCGCAAAATAGTCGGAGTGATGCGGACGTTTCCGATTCGGGTGGCAAACAGATATGATGAAAATGGAGTTATGATCGGTTATTCCGGGCCGGGCTATTCGGACCAGAATGAAATTACCTGGGAAGAAATAGGCCAGAAACCGGAATACACCACAGTCACTAAACTTAGACGGCGGGTGTTCAACTTTTCATTGGAACAAACAAAACAGGCACTTTCAATATGCACACCGGATGAAATATATTTGTCCTTTTGTGACTACCTTCCAGAAAAGGACGCATATAAGTTGAAAGAGGATTTGAATTGGATGTGCAAAGAGATGATTGGGTTTGGCAGGTGTATGAAATATATGGCCTTTGGGCCGGGAATTGAAAACATAACCGAGGTTTAAAATGGAGAAATATGATGAAAAAAGTATGTCGGAAATGCAAAGAGGAACTACCGATGGAGAATTTCTATCCGAGCAGGGTGAAAAGGAACGATTGGATATGCAAGGATTGTGCCAAAGCGGAATACAGGGCGGCTTACCACAGGGCCAAAGCCTTGAAGAAATCCAAAGAGAAGTCGTGTCCTGGGCAGACCGGGTGTTCCCAGACCGAACCCTAGTCAACACCTTCATGAAGCTCCATGTTGAAATATCGGAACTAATTGAAGGTGGATTAAAAGATCCCAAAGAATACGCGGATCTGATTATTCTGGCTGTTGACATGGCCCATTTAGCCGATATCCACAACATTTCTGAAGCTGTGGCTGACAAAATGCAAATAAACCGGGAACGGGCATGGGGCTTTGACCCGGTTAGTGGAACATACCAACATGTTGAGGGTTATGTCCCAGAAAGCCAAGAAGATGACGGATACACAGATTAAAGGAGTCAAATAAATGAATTATATGGGCGGGAAACACCGGCAAGGACCAAAGATAGCCACTTTTATTGAACCTTATATGAAACCGGGGCTATCCTATGTTGAGCCTTTCTGCGGTGCAATGGGAACGGCTTGGCGTATTCTGCCTCTGGCCATGGAATACGGGATAAAAGACATCTGGCTTAGTGATTCCAATGAGGCGTTAATAAACATGTGGAGGGCACTCCTTGATGGGTGGGAGCCACCGGATATTGTGACCGAAGAAACATATCAATATTACAAGAAAAACCGAGACCCAAAAGACCCGATGACTGCCTATTGTGGATATGGCATGTCTTTTGGCAGTAAATGGTGGGGTGGTTACGCAAGAAACAAAAAAGGGACAAATTTTGCCGCGAATCTACAAAGATCCACACTTCTCAAAACCAATACACTTCTCAAAACCAAATTCAAATTGAAATGTTGTGATTATCAAAACATCCCCGTCATTACCAATTCAATCATATATCTTGACCCACCATATACGGGGCGATGCAAAGCTCATGGTGTTGTTTTTAATCATGATGGGTTCTGGGCCTGGGCCGAGAAGCTAATTGAACAAAATAATACCGTATTTATTACGGAATTATTAGCACCAGAACCCTGGGAACGGGTGTTTAACTTTGGAAATACGGTCGTTGGCCATTATGCAGGGAAGCCTTTCATTACTTGTGAATCAATTTTTATGCATAGGAGTCAAATATGAACACATCTCTTTCGTTACCTGATGTTTACCGAACACAACACGTCCGCCGGTGGCATATAGTTCACAGCAGGAGAGAACAGTCACTGGCTGAACACAGCTATATGGCGGCTATGATATCGATAGCTATTTTGGATGAGTTTGGAATTGAGGATCTGCAATTACGGAATTGGATCATGGAATGGGCACTTTTACATGATCTTCCGGAGGTAGTCATGGGTGACACAACCTCACCAGTTAAAGCTAAAGCCAAAGAAGCTTTCAATGAAATTGAGGAGATGGTTGACCCAAAATTTAAAGAATTTGAAAGACAAATGCCAAAGGCTGGTTTAGCTATTGTAAAAATGGCCGATTATATTGATGCACTAAAATTTCTGCAAACGGAGGGTGTAAACGGTCAGGCACAGAGTGTGTACGAAAAACTGTACACTAACTTTTGCAATTATATTGAATACATGAAAAAAGAAAAACCGGATTGGCCCTGGGGCCGGTGCGAAAAGGTATTGCTTCAGATTCTTTCCGGTGAGGAAACCTTTATTGACAAGCTAATATGAAACCGGAAAAATGGTTCTGGAAAAACAGGATAAAGCCGGTGCTTGATATGGCCGGGGTTGAATATGACCGCATCGAATCCAACACCTCGGTGTCTGTACCGGATATAGCCGTGAGCGGGAGATCCGGGCACGGATGGATTGAGATGAAAGTAGCCAAAGTGGGTGAAACTTATTTTCAACTACCGACCATGACCATGGGCCAGGTTGCATGGCTTCAAAGTAGAGGGAATTTGTGTGATTTGGTTTATGTTCTGGCCTGGGAACCGGACAGGGATTTCATATGGATGTTTGACCACAATTACTTGAAAGAATTAAAAGACGGGGTGGAGCCGGAAGTAGCTTACAAAATGGCCATAATGACTGCGCCGGGACCAATGAAAAATACATGGTCAAGATTAATCAACAACATTTTTAACGAATTTAATTCAAATAATTGACAAATAGCCCATTGATGTGTTATAAAAAAGTTAACATAAACACAAAAAACAGAAAGGAGAAAATCATGAGTTTTTACAGTATGGACAACTTACAAGTGGTCAGGGACAGACTTTGCGACAAGAACGGGTATACTTTGCTGGATGTCACTGGGATGAGCGAAGAGCAGATCGATGAAATCAAGCGCAGAATATGCATCACATACAATATCGGGGTTGAACACGGCAAAATCCAGCTCCGGCACGAATTCAAAAAATTGATCGGATTTTAATTCAAATAATTGACAAATAACCCATTGATGTGTTATAAAAAAGTTAACATAAACACAAAAAACAGAAAGGAGAAAGAAAAATGACAAGATCAGAAACACAAATCACAAAGATAATAACTGATGGTTATGGTGTTGGAATAGCTATTGCCCCGACAGAAGCAATTTTGTGGGCAGCAGAACAATGCGATAACCCCCAGGAAGCTTTGTCAGTTGCCAACAAACAAAGAATGAACTACGGTGCTCCTGTAGCGCATGCACCTTATGGGCATCCGGCATTTTAACAAATAATTGACAACAATGGGCCACCCATGTTAGGGTGGCCTTAACAAACAATTAACTAGAAAGGAGAAAAAAATGAATTACAGCGAAACAAAAGAAATGAAATTGGCCACCAGATTTCGGAAGGGTGATTTTGTACAGGGCGAAGACATGGACGACACCTGGGTCGTTGGAAAGACCAAATACAAAACAGACGGAGACCTAGTGGTTGAAGATAATCGTGGTGATGAGCACACCCTAGTAGTTGGAGAAACATACAAGGCTGACCGCAAACTCTGGGAAGAATGGAATAAAAAGCAAACATCTCCCAAAAACGCGGAAAATTTGGGCGGGGCCAACATACGTGAAAATACCGAAGAAGCCAAAGAAAATACCAAGGAAGGCCACGACGATATATCCGAAAATGATAACAACATTCCCACACCTAAGCCCAAAATCAAACCAAATTTGGATAAATACACTAAGCACAATACACGGACTTCTAGCGGTAGGAAAAAGATAGACAACAATGATCCGGTATCCGAGGCACTCCGGAATTGTAAAGATATGGATGAAACTTATGACAGGGTGGCAGATTTGATTTATCAGATCGAGCCAACAAAAAAGGTTATTCCTCAAGACCTAAAAGACAAATATAGCCACCTCAATATCGGACAGCAAAGGATGTGCCTGGGGAACCTTGTCCGGGGCGCAATGAAAAGAAATGGAATAGAGACACTTGACAATATGTAGCTGATTGTGTTATATTGCGCTTGCAAAGGATTTAAACCACATCCTCCATACACCCAACAATGCGGGGAGTTGAGGGAACTCCCCGCCAACAGGGTGTAACCAAATCAATTAAATCAATCCACGTAGTGACGTAAGGATTCCGTAAGGGGTCTGTAGTTATATTTTTTACTACGGCTCCGTACCCGTCATCTGTACACTCTGGCCATATGTTACTCTTTTTTATAAAAAAGGAGAAACATGTTAAGACAGACAGATTTTTTTCGAAAATCACTACATCACTACAATAACAACAGAACATAAAAAGAACGGGAAACAGAAACGTAGTGATATATAAATTGCTGTAACCACTACACACAGTCTTTCTTTTCATTTTTCTCCTTTTTTATAAAAAAGTTAAGGTGCCTGAAATCATAATATTGACAAATGGGCGGGGCTGTGTTATTTTGGTGTTAGATACTATAATTAACTCATAGGAGCCAATATGAAACCAAAGGAAAGGTATCGTGTCAAATTAATGGAGTATCTTTCTGAGCCTGCAAATCGCATGCCATCCCGCACAGAATTGGCAGGAATTTTAGGGATTTCTAAACCAATGCTGTACAACCATTTTAAAGCTGACGAACTGACTGAAATCGAAACGGAGGCACTTAAAGAAAGGCGCAAGAAATATGCACCTCATTTGTCGAAGGTTGACATCAGTGTCCTAGAGAAGGCGGCAGAAGGTGATTCACAGGCGGCGAAGCTGGCGTACCAGAGATTTGAGGGTTGGACCGAAAAGCAACGGCTGGATCACTCTAGTGAAGATGGGACTATGACGCCACCACAGCGGATAGAGATTGTGGCAGCAGGATTTGATGACGACAGCGAAGCTTAAATTGCCGCCCAAGTTGGTCCCGGTGTTTGGCCCGAAACGCGGAACATTACGCTATCGTTGTGCTTATGGTGGCCGGGGGTCTGGTAAATCGTTCTCCTTTGCTAAGATGGCTGCGGTTTGGGGTTACGTTGAACCGCTCCGGATTCTTTGCACCCGTGAATATCAGATCAGCATCAAAGAATCTTTCCACGCCGAACTAAAAAATGCCATCGCGTCCGAGCCATGGCTTGCCGCCACTTATGACGTGGGTGTTGATTATATCCGGGGCACAAATGGCACAGAGTTCATTTTTCGAGGACTCCGGCATAACATGACGAACATAAAATCAATGGCGCAGATTGATCTTTGTGTGTTGGAGGAAGCTGAGGACGTACCGGAGGCCAGTTGGGTAGATCTTGAGCCAACAATCCGGACACCTGGCTCGGAGATTTGGGCGATATGGAACCCAAGAACGGATGGCAGCCCGGTTGATAAACGATTCATCAAGTCAAATCCGCCCCGTGCTAAAATTGCGGAGTTGAACTATACCGATAATCCGTTTTTCCCGAAAGAGCTGGAGGAATTACGACAGCACCAGAGGGCCACGCTTGACGATGCTACTTATGCGCATATTTGGGACGGCAAATATCTCACTCGCACCGATGCCCAAGTGTTTTCGGGTAAGTTCCGTGTTGAGGAGTTCGAACCGAAAGGCAAAGGATGGAATGGACCGTATTACGGTCTTGACTGGGGTTTCTCACAAGACCCCACGGCGGCACTAAAAGCGTGGATCAAGGATCGTAGGCTGTACATTGAACATGAAGCCGGGAAAGTTGATCTTGAATTGGATGACACGGCAAATTATTTAAAACAACGGATTCCGGGTATTGATGCTGGTGTCATTCGGTGTGACAATGCGAGGCCCGAGTCCATAAGCTTTGTCCGGCGCAAGGGGCTACCTCGGGCCACTGCATGCGAAAAAGGCAAGGGCAGCGTCGAGGACGGCGTGGAATTTATTCGATCATTTGACGAGGTTATTATTCATCCGCGATGTGAACAGACTATCCAAGAATTTAGGCTATACAGCTATAAAGTGGACAGGTTATCCGGTGACATTTTGCCGGTGATATTGGATGCCAACAACCATTACATCGATGCCCTGCGTTATGCCTTGGAGCCGGTAATGAAATCCAGGGTTGTTGATTATAGGAAGATTATTTAATCTGAATAATTGACAGCCTTTTTTTGTTGTGTTATTTTATAACAAAATAAATACAAAAGGATTCTATGAACGTTAAGCAGAGTTTCCGGGACGGCCTTATCAGCCTCACTCAAAAATTGGCGAATCGGCGCAATGCGCATGCTAATAACCGTATTTCCCATGATCGTGTTGACTATAATGAATTGCGGGCCATATACAAAACCGGAATCGGGTCCAAAATAATTAGGCTTAAATCGGGGCTTGCTCTAAATGACACCTTGCAGTTCGAGAACGAGGCCGACCAGAAATTTTATGAAACCTGTCTACAATCGCTAGTCAAAAAGGCTGTCAAATATCAACTGGCCTTTGGCCGTGGCCTGATTGTGCCGCATGAGCCGGATGCAGACCTATCACAGCCCCTAGGGAGAATTCAGGATTGGAGCAAGGTCAAATATCACGTCTTTTCCGGCGATATGGTTTATGTGTCGAGTGTAAATCTTGATCTGGCTAGCCCCGATTATTTCCAGCCGAATGCGTTTAATGTCCGGGGCGTGGCAATTAATCCCAAGCGTGTGATTGATTTCCGGTATGTCGAGCCGGTGGAGTTTGACGCGGCACAGTACAATTTCGGGGGTATCTCCGAATTTGAGTTGGTCCGAAATGAAATAGTCAGCGATCAGGTCGTACAGCGGGCAGTTCCGGGGATACTGGAGCGGGCCTCTACGCTGTTTTACAAAATCGAGGGATTTAAAGAACTTTTGGCCGATCACAAAGAAAGTGACTTGTTTGCCTATCTGACCACCCTGGAGGATGCCCGGAGCATTTACGGAGCCGGGGTTGTGGATGCAAACGACGAAATACAAGTCCACAATCAGCAGCTTTCTAACTTGTCCGATTCGGATATGATTACGCTGCGACGGCTGGCTATGGTAACAGGGCTGCCCCTATCCTGGCTTGTAGGCGAGGCCGCGCGTGGGCTTAATTCTACCGGCGAGGGTGAACGGCAGGTATTGCAGCAAACTATTGAAACGCTGCAATCTGAATTTTTGCTAGAACCGATCAATCGTCTTATGGCCCTGCATGGCCGGGGCCGGGTATGGTTCAAAGAGAATCAGGGCGAAGCACCGGGCGAACGCGTGGAGTATGAGCAGAAAGCCCTTAAAAACGCACTCATCATGTATCAACTAGGCGAGGATTATCGGAAATACTTGCAGGATAAGGACGTAATCACCCCGGACGCATGGGATCAGGTGTTCCCCGCTGTGGATGATGACGCCTTGCCGGAGCCGGATCAAGATATGGATTTAGCTTCGTTATTGGGTGAAGATGATGGCTAAACGTGAAGTCAAATCTGTTAAAGGCGCAAAGATACCAAGCCCCGCACCGCCCAGGGCCGAGGAACAGCAGCTTGAAGATTTTATCAAGTACATGATCGAGGAGATGCAGGAGCGATACAAGAATCAGGTGTTCAAAGAGCTGCACAAGTCAACTATCGAGAAATTTCATACCGAGGCCGAGGACGCCTTGCCGGAGCAACTCCGGCAAATGTTCGCGGACCAGCAAGTGGGCAACTTCGCCAATGTGTTTCTGCGGCTGGCAAAGAAGGTCCGGCGCAAATTGACCAAGCAATTCCCTGATGACCGTTTGGAAGAGATGGCAAAGAAGATCACGGAAAAGGTCAATAAGCGTAACCGGGACGTATTTTATAATGCCGCTAAACGCCGAATAGGGATTGACAAGGCCGAATTCGAGGCAACCGAGGGCTTGACATATCAGATCAATGCTTACCAGCTTGAAACTGCGCAGTGGATTAAGAAGATGCGGGACGAAACGCTCCAGAATTGGACGGCGAACACCCTGCGCGACATGGCCGAGGGCCGGGGCATCGACGACATCATGAGCCAGTTTGACAGCATGGTGGAGCAGCGTAAAAATCACGCACAGATGGTTGCCCGGACACAGATTTCTACATTTAACTCGCTGGTGACAAAGACGCGTGCGCGTAACCTTGGCATCGAAAAAGCTATATGGATCACATCGGAAGATGAGCGGGTGCGGAATTGTCATGCTGAACGGCATGGTCGAGAATTTAATCTAGCCGAGGGGCTTTATTCGTCCTGTGATGGCAAAACGCTATTGCCCGGTGTCGATTACAATTGCCGGTGCACATATCAAATGGTGATTCCTCCGGCTAATGAGGAGGATATGGATGCCTAAAAAAGTGGATGAGTGCGTCAAAGCTCTGCTCGAAGAGGGCTATGAAGAAGACCGTGCCTGGGCTATTTGTAAATCTCAATTTGGTGATAGTTCTAAGCGGCTTCATTTTGCTGATCGGGTAGATTTTGACGCGCAGGATAAAACAGCTATCTCTGTCCGGGATGGGGTGCTTGAATACCTGGGCAGCGAAATAGGCATGGAGCCAGCGGACAAGGTGTTCACGGTCTATCGGTCCACGTCAACTATCGGCAATGTGTTCCCTGATTTGGTCGGGATACCGCTTACTGATGAGCATGTAAGTCTGGACGGTAACGCCCCGGATACTGGCAGCTCTGTAATTGACAGCCAGATGGTGGACCTGGCTGACGCCGGGGACGATGCACGGATCGGGATAAAAAACAAATTGCAAGTTTCTGACGCGATGTTGGACATTCTGAACACCAAGCGTCAACTGTCCCTGGGGTATTCTGCCGATCTTGTGCCACATGACCGGTACGATTTTGAGCAGCAAAATATTGTCCCGCACCATTTAGCCGTAGTTGAAAATGGCCGTTGCGGGCCGCTGTGCTGTTTTTTGGATAAACAGCCAGGTGACAAAATTAAAAATCTTGAGAGGGAGAAAAAAATGAAAAAGGACTTTGTGAAAAAGGCATTTTACGATGAGGACGGCGAGATTTCGCTGGAGCAGGTGGTAGAGATTGCCACAAATTTGCCCGAAGCAATCAAGAAAGTGCCGGTGGACAAGCTCAAGGAATTGATGGGGCCGCTCATGGAGATCACGGCTTACGCCAAAGAGCAGGGAGTTATGCCCGCCGAGGAACCTGCGGAGGGACCCGAGATGGAGGATGAGGATTACGAGGAAAAGGAGAAATTCGAGGACAGCCAGAAATTCAAGGACGCCGTAGCCAAGGCCGCCGAAAAGCAGGCCGAGAAAAAGGCACAGAAGTTGGCTGACAAGGAAGTGAAAAAGTACGCTGGTGTCATGGCGAAGGCCAAGGACTTTTTGGATGCTGACTATGATTTTGGAGCCAAGTCCGCTACACAGATCATGCGCGATGCCCTAGCGACGCAGTACGGCGACCAGGAGTTTGAAGACAGCGAACTGCCTACGGCTTTTAAGCTGCTGAAAAAGCCCGCCCCGGATTATTCCCGGTTCGGTGACTCGGCTATGCCGTCCAGCTTGGAAAAGCGTGTGGCAGAATACCTGGACAAGTAACAAATAATTTAAGGAGATAAAGACATGGCATTTGGAAACACTGTTTTGAGCGAGCATGTAGATTTGATGGCTGGGGAAGTCCTCAAAAGTAAGCCCCACAACGTAGAGGCGTTTGAACTTTTTGAGGATGGTTTGGTCGAGGGCCGGTTTTGCCGGTATGATCAGGCCGACGATACTATAAAGAACCTGTCCGGCTCTGCCACTCCGCAGATTGCCGGTGTTGTAAGGCGTAAGATCACCGGTGAGATTGGTGACGGGGTTTATTCCACTTCTGGTCAGGAAATCGACCAGGTGGCCGAGGTTATCAATTTTGGCTGGGCTACCGTAACCGTGACTGACCAGGCCGATCCGAGCAAGTACGATCAGGTGTACGTGGTCAATGATGGCACTGACGATGCTGGCAAGGCGACCAACGACGCCGGAGAGCTGGAAGTCCCGGCTTGTATGTTTTGGGAAGAGAAGCAAGATGGTGTATGGTTGGTCCGTGTTATGCTCGGCGTTGAAAATAGCATCGTGGAATATAGCGCACTGCCCTCGCTGGGCATTGAGTTTACCGACAATGGAGATGACACCGGCACGGTCACCATCCAGGCGCAGGACATCAACGGTGATGATTATGAGGACAATGTACTTTCCCGCATCTGGGTAGGCGGTGCTGATGATTTTGGCATTGACGCTATTAACGGGATAGCCGTTGCAGATGGTACGCAGAAAGAAGAAGTCACCGCAAACGCCGAATATCTGGTCATATCTGATGATACCGGGACCATCACTCTGACGCTGACCATAACTGGTGGCGGGTCCACTTATCTGTGGGCTGAACTCGGTGGAAATATCTACGACGCTGGCGAACTGACCATCACCACTGCTTAAACGTAATTTTGAAGGAGAATAAAAAATGGATATGAACAAGATCAAGGCACTGTATGACCTCCAGAGTTTTGAGGGGGCTACCGCATACGCCAAGAAGCATTTTAAAGATGAGGGGGGCATAATCCTTGCCCGGTCCCTGGAGCATGTAAGCCCGGAGATATTTACCCAGGAATATGCTGGGCTGACCTTCCTCAACCAAGGACTGACTGTTAACAACGAGGGCGGTTATGCTACCAGTATCCGCAAACTAAAGCTCCGGCCCGAGGGCGACTTTCGCGAGTCCGGGACCAACACCAACACCAACGGCAAAATTTCCCTTGTCGGCGAGGATGACAGCATCCCGGTTTACTCCCTGGAGGCTAATTCCGATTGGTCCGAAGTGGAACTCAAGCAAGCCGAGTTGGAAAACATCAATCTGCCGAACCGTTTCTTGGAAGCCCACGCCGAGAGATTTAACCAGAAAATCGACGAAATTGGGTACCTTGGACAGGTCCGGACTGATGGCTCACAGAAAACTACCGGCCTGCTTAACTATGCCGGGTTTGCAGATGGAGCCGCCGCCGATACTGCGGCCAATCTAACCGGCGAGGAGCTTTACCAGGAAATTGCCGATCTGATTACCGCGCAGTGGGCAGGTGTGCTTAATGTAGACACCTACAAAGCCGATCGTGTGGTTATGCCGGACAACGTATATAACGCCTGTGCCAAGAAAATCCTGAATGCCGCCGGCTCGGAAATGTCCGTGCTCCGTGCGCTCCAGGCTAATTTCCCGGAAATACAGTTCGGGCTTACTCCCAAGGCGCGTTCTGTGAGTGGGAACTCCATCACTGCGGCATTTTCCAGCAACCGTCGGGCAATGCAGTTCCGCTTGCCGGTCCCGCTGAATGTGTCCAGTATCGACCAGCGTGGGTTTAAGTATTATGTCGAGAGCTACTTTGCTCTTGCCGGCCTGGACGTTATCGAGGACAACGCCGCTCGTTTGCTGACCGGACTGTAAGGGGGACATTATGGACATTCTGCGAATACGCAAGGATGACCTGATCCAAAAGGCCGAGGCTTTCGGGGTTGGCGTGGACCATAATTGGACCAAGCAGCAAATAGCTGACGCCATTGAGAAAACACAATCCCCAGATGATGCTATTGACATAAACGCGGACGAGGGCCGGACGGTTAACAATATTAATAAGCCGTCCGGTGTCCGCAATATATCCGGCCATCGCTGGCAGGTATATAGTCAAGATATAGCTCCGGGGGATGTATATGCCCCTACAGCAAAAGACCTGTCTGATAAGCGCGGCACGGTGAAAGTTGAGCGGGCTGTCAATATGGGTAAACTGGAGTACACTTAATGTCTGTTATTGACGACTTCAAGGCACGGTTTCCGGAATTTGACGCGGACACGGTAGACAGTAGTTTACCTGCTCTGGAAAACGTGTGGCCGTGCTATTGGGGTGGCAATTATGAAGATTGTGGCAAAGAAATAGTGCTCAATCTGCTTGCTCATTTGCTTGTAGTCCATACTAAACCAGGATCGGGCAACCCCAAATCTGAACAGTCCAAGTCGGTCGGGAATGTGTCTGTAAGTTATGGCGAATATACGCCGAACAATAACCGTATGGCGTGGTTTAAGACCACTAAATATGGCTCTCAATATCTGATGCTCACACGCAAGCGGCAAGGGGCGTTTTTTGTATGAAGCTATCCCCCGAACAGATGGTCAAACACACCCAGCAAATGGCTGACAATATACGTACAGCTAGAAGTGCGGTTGTGGCCGTGGGTTTGCCTGCCGAAAAAGTTGGCGGGCAGGTCTATGGCAGCGGCATGACTGTCGTTCAGGTGGGGGCACAGCATGAATATGGGGCAGGAGTGCCTAGGCGGTCCTTCCTGCGTGTACCATTTCAGGTGCAAAAAAAGCAGATGGATGAAACGACCATTGCACAGTTTAGGTCTGTTTTTGAGCAGGGGCAGAATGCCAAACGCGCTATGGGGCTAATCGGTACACAGGCGGTCAATATCGTCAAGGGCGCATTTACTAGCCGGGGTTATGGATCGTGGCCGGACATTTCTCCGAGCACCAAGGACGCCAAGGGGTCAAGTCAGGTTTTAATTGATACCGGTACGCTCCGGAACTCCATTACCTATATTGTGCGGGGTGCGGAATGATTGTAGACGTGTCAGATGTTTTAATTGACTGGGAACAGCCAGTCTTGATTAAAACCGTTACAACCACCACTATAGATTTTGAGCCGGTGGAAACAGTCACGGGCCGCATGCAAAATTGTGTTGTTCAGGTTGCCGAAAAAGAAAATCTGAACCCGGACACTATTGACTGGAGCAAAGAATATTTGATGGTCCACAGTCAAAACAACATAAGCATTGATGAACTGATTGAATATTACGATGCTGACTATCGTGTGATTAGCCGGGGGCCGTGGCGTGGATATGGATATACCGAGGTTGTGGCCGAGGAAACCAAGGAGCCAGTCAAGGAGCCGACCGAATGAACGAGGCTTTACGCAAAACAGCAATGTTTGTCCGAGATTTGCTTGGCTATGATGAGCAGTTAATCCGGATTGGCCGTATCAATACAGACATTGAGGATTTTACCACAGCATACATCGGGGTCGATAGCCTGGGCCAGGCCATGCGGTTGTCAAACGGCCAAGAATATGACGGTGATGCCGAAATAATGACTTATTGCCAACAATGGCTGGCCCCGGTAACCCTGTCGTTTTATGGTGATGGTGCGTGGGACAGGGCAAACAGGTTTTCGCTGCTTACTAGCTCGCAAAAAGGCTGGGAGTTGCAAAAAACTCTGGGTATCGGGGTTTTGCTAGCATCCGGCATTACAGATGTGAAAATTTTAGCCGGACAGCAATATGGTGAGCGGCAGGAATTGACGCTTAATGTGTTGTACAGTGTAACCGCTGACGTGGATACACTGCGGATTGATACTGCCCGGTTTGAGATATGGCCGGAGAACGAGGAAATAATAGACATTGAAACAGAGGTGTAAATTATGAGTGTAAATATTGAAAATGTTGTCACAGTACAGTTACTAGAGGGGGCGCAGCTTGCATTAGCTGACAACCCTAATGTATGTCTGATGATGACTAGCCAGCAAACTGGACCATTGGATAGTGCAAACAGATACCGGGTTTATACCGATCCGGGATCTGTGGCGTCCGATTTTGGCAGCTTAAGCAAGGCCGCAAGTTTTGCGAATGCGTTTTTTGCCACAAGTCCCAACCCTATCTCTGCCGGTGGCCGCCTTGTCATGGGGTACTGGAGAGGACAGGACGAGGACGTGGCCGCAACCGCTGCAACCTTGACGGGCGGGCAGGTAAATGAAGTTACCGTTGTTGATGACATGCAGAGCATCAGTGACGGGTCAATGGACATTGACGTGGACGGTGTAACCGAGTCATTGTCGGCTATGGATTTTCAGACAGTCACTAGTCTGTCTGACATTGCCGAGATCATAGACACCGAACTGACCGGCGCAACTTGCGAAGCTGACGGCAATCAGATCGTGATTACCAGCTCGACCACCGGCGCAACTTCTGAGCTTACCTATGCAACCGCGGGCGCGAGCGGTACTTTTATCGGTGATGTACTCAACTTGTCCGAAGGGTCGGGTGCGGTGCTTGTCCAGGGGGCTGCCGCTGATACTCTAACCGCTGAAACCATGTTCGAGGCCATCACCGAGCTTGCCAGCCAGGTTAAATTCCGGGGCGCAATGTTTATTGACACCCCGACAGATGATACCCGCGAGACACTGGCAGAATGGGCACAGGCAAACAATGTGTTAATGTATGACGTGTTTTCCGGTGCTGATTACTTGGAAGTGGATACCACCAACACAGTTTGGTCAATCAAATTATCTGGATATACTAATTACCGGATGCTGTACAGCAAGGCCGGGAACCGGAAATTTGCCGCATCCTACATGGCCCGGACGCATGTAGTCAATTTTGGCGGGGACAACACAGCTATGACAATGCACTTAAAAGAGCTTGCCGTGCCTGCTGAGAATTATACGCAGACCGAAATTGACAAGGCCAAGCGGGTTGGGCTTGATGTTTATACCGTCATTAAATTGACTTCTACCGTGCTGACCTCCGGAGCAAACAACTTTGTTGATGAGCGGTACAATCTGATTGCCTATGTGGATTTTATGCAGGTTGATATGTACAACCTGCTCCGGCAAACCAGCACCAAAATACCGCAAACTAGACGCGGTATTGCACAGATTGTTGACCAGGCCGAAAAGACTACAAGGCAGTTTGTCCGCGCCGGGGTTATTGCGCCGGGTGCTTGGTCCAGTCCGGACTTTTTCGGCAATCGCGAAACATTCTTAGAGCAGATAGCAAACAATGGTTACTATTTTCTGTCCGGTTCGCTTGCTGACCAGTCCCAGGCTAGCCGGGAAAACAGAGAATCTCCGGTTATTCAGGGCGCAATCAAGCTGGCCGGCGCGGTGCATAGCGTTGACATAATCGTGTTTGTCAACAGATAAGGAGTAAAATATGGCAGTTATTAATTTACCAGCAGACGCTACAACCATAGTCATAAATGGCACAGCGATTGTTGACCTGTCCGAGGGTGATATTGTTACTATCGAGCCGGTTAACGATGCGGCTAGTCATGTAAATGGCATTGGCGGCGGGGTCAATATCAATGAAAGATCGGATAAAGACGTCCATAACGTAACACTCCGGGTACTCAAATATTCCGAAAGTGACGCGTTCCTGAACAATATCCGGAGACAATCCCCGCAGCCGGTGCTTAACGGCTCGGCAAAAACCGCATACAACCGAGACGGAACCGACGCGGAAGAGTCGTGGCTGTTCGAAGCCGGGTCTATATTGACACAGCCGACAGACACCAAGAATACGACCGACGGCAATGCGGTGATGGAATATGTGATCCGTTTCCGTAATGCAACCAGGAATCTGTAAACGTATAGGCGGCTAGGATAGCAACCGAACCCGTGGACACCCGGCCACGTTGCCGCCTATAATACCGGGATACAATGCAAGGGTGATTGAGATGGAAGACAAGACACAGCAAGCACAAGACATGATCCGGCAAGTTTATGAAGACGGGGTTGCCGAAATAAATGGCCGGGAATACCGTATCACAAAACTTACGCATAAAAAACGGCGAAAGGTGTTTGCATTTTTTACCCATGTCCAGGGTGACTTACAACAGAGTGACTTTAGTTTCCTCGACACTGACCGATGGGCCGAGGTGGAAAGCGTGATCGAGAATGCGGTTACATTTGACGGCTCCTTGCTATCCAAAACCCCGAATCACTGGGACCAATATCCGGAAGATTATCTGATTTTTGTATCTACAATGTTGGGGGCTATCAGTTACCCTTTTTTGGCCGGAAACGGTGGCAATTAAAAGTTTATGCGCCACCACCGGAGGGAGATTACATACAGCGGACAAATGTGAGTGATGAGGATATGGCGATGTTTTACTTAGCAAAACAGGGTTACGGGTCATTGGCTGAAATTCAGAAATGGGACACACCGCAATTTTTGGACGCCCTGGAATATGAGGCAATAGATAACGCCATTGCTAGACACCACAGATGGCAGGTAGAACAGGATAGCAAAAAGGGACGCAGATAATGGCCGTTGCCACAGAGCTAGTCACCGAATTTAGTTACCAAGGTAGTGAAGCCCCACTTCGCCGGTACAATCAAAGCCTTAATCAGTCTATCGCTTTGCTCGCATCTATGACTGCCGCCTTGGCTGCTACTGGTGCTGCTGTTGGTAAATGGGCGTCCGGTGTGTTGGAGGGCGAGAGGGACTTATATAATCTGTCTGTGACAACTGGCATTGCGATTGAGAAATTGCAGGAGTTGTCATTTGCTGCTGAGATGTCCGGGTCGACTGCCCAGGCCATGCAATCGAGCCTCGAATCTCTGTCCGCTACGATTGGGGATGCTGCACAGAAGGGGTCCGAGGAATTTGCCCGGCTCGGTATTGCTGTTCGAGATTCTAACGGCAACGTACGCTCCGCTGACGCTGTGCTTCGTGACGTGCAACGGCGTTTTAAACAGCTCAACTTGTCCATGTCCGAGCAACAGAGTTTTGCCTCTGCCCTTGGGATAGACACATCTTTGCTCCGCATGCTTAACCAGACTAGCGGCGAAATGTCGGAGCTGATGCAGCGGGCCCGGGAACTTGGCACACTAAACGAGGAGCAGACGGAACAGGCCGAGCAGTACAATCAGGCATTGACAGCCCAACGGTACGCAATGGACGGACTGCGGCGGCTCATAGCTGTGGGCCTTGCTCCGGAGATGACGCAGCTTGTGGACAAATTTACCGGGCTGATTGAGCGTAACCGAGAATGGATTGTTGAGGGTGTAAAAACGGCAATGGCCGTATTAAATGACTTTATGGATATGCTGGGACGCATGTGGCCCGTTTTGGCCGTGGGTGCTGGGGCATTCGTTGCGCTGAAAGTTGCTACTTTAGGGTGGAATGCTGCCCTATTTGCAAACCCCGTGTTTTGGATTACAGCAGGGCTTATTGGCCTTGGGCTAATAATTGATGATCTGATCGTGGCTTTCCGAGGTGGGAAATCCGTTATCCGTGATTTTTTCCTTGAATTTACGGGCGTAGATATAACGCCGATGCTCCGGGACATGGTAGACGGATTCAAAGAGGCAATGAAGCAGATCAAGGAAGTTGCTAGTGATATAATCGACTCGATCAAGGATATGTTTAAGGGCATCGGGCAGCTTATCCGGGGCGATCTAACCGGCGCATGGGAATCATTCGGTGAAGCCGGGGGCAAGCAAGTCGAGGCTATTACAAGTGAGGCCGCCAAGGGATTGGGTGACACCCTAGGCGGGGCCGGATTCATGACAATGGGGGCTGGACAAACTCAACGGCTGACCGCTGCCTTGGTTGATTTATTGGGCCTGGGCACAGATAAAACCCCGGAAGACCGAACTATGTTTGATAAAATCATGTGGGGCGGGTGGTCTGGCGGTGGCGGGTCAACAACCGTCAATCAGGACGTGCAAATTAATGTCCGGACAAATGATCCGGAACGGGCAGCCAGCATAATTGGTAGTGATGTCCAAAATCAGATGCGCGATGCCCAAGATCAGGCACAACGAGGCGGGCAATAATGAGTTTAATCCGTGATTACATAGACGGAGCGTTTAAAAATGAATCCGAGGGTGATGTGGGTATTGCTGGGTTTACGACACTTGCCCGCGTGCGTGATAATATAAGTCGGACACGAGAAGCCCCGGTGACCTATCTGGAAGACGGTAGCCATGTAAATGACCATATCATCAACAAACCAGTAATCGTTAACATCGAGGGCAACATCTCAAATGTGCATGTTAAGCCCTCCCCTGCGTTCGAGAGCATACGCGAGATTGAAACGCTGGTTGGCGAAGTGGCACAGTATTTGCCTAGCCGGACACAATCACAGATTAGCCGGGTGGCAGGGATTACGGCTGATGTGCAGTCCCGGATAGATCAGGCAGACAGTGCAATCCGAACAGCGCAAAAAGTAGCTGATAGGGTTGGGTATACTGGACCGGGAGCGCAGGAAGGACCAGCAAAAACAAACATCGAGGATTTTATTGACAAAATAGAGGGCATTCTAAACTCCGATGTGCTAATAAAAATTGATGGACCAGTCCGGACCTATAACAATATGTGCATAACGTCTTTTGAATATACGCTCGACAATACAAGCGAGGCAATAAATTTTTCGCTGGAAGCACAGCAACTTAGATTTGCGGAAACCGTATTTTCCGAAATCGTGCGTAATCCCGCTGAGGAGACAAACAGACAGCATCAGGGAGAGACAAATAAGGGCGCACAGAAACCGGAAGAAGTGGAGGAAAGTTTTTTAAACAGTACCCTTAGCCTTTTTGGGGTAACACCTTGAGACAAATAATCAATATCACAGATGAGCCAATCCAACGGCACACAATTATTTTTGAGGAATCGGAAATCGCGCTTAAATTGCGATTTTTGCCCAAAAACGAAATTTGGTTAATGGACATTGAATATGGCGACTACCAGATATTTGGCGTCAAGCTGTCTGTCTCTGTACTCCATATCACTAGCGGGAATATGCCGTTTGATTTTGTTGTATTTGATAACTCTGGCAATGGCATTGATCCGTTTCAAAGTGGCGATTTTGTAAATGGCAGATGCAGTCTGTATATGCTTGAACGTGACGACATGCTAGAAATCAGGCGTGGCGAGGCGGTCCCGGCATGAGTTATTACCCCCGGTTTAATCGCGATTATGAGCTTAAAATACAAACCCTGGGTGGCGAGATTACTATTCGCCCACCTATGCGCGTACAATTCCAGGCAGATAAATCCATATATGGCGGGATAAATAAAATCCAATTGCAGCTGGAGAACCTAGAAGAGCGCAAAAGGTTAGCAATAGTCAAAGATGCGGAACAGACCAAACGCATCCCGTTTCAGTTGTCTGTGGGCTATGAAGGACGGTTACAACTTATTTTTAACGGCAATATACACCGAGGTAGTAACGAGCGGCAAGGGCCGGATTTGATAAGCAAGATTGAAGGGCTAGACGGCGGCTTTGATTTTTTGAACTCGTTTACGTCCAGGACAGTCGAGGGTACAGAGAAGGCGGTTGATGATTGCCTGAAAGACATGCCTAACACCGGCAAAGGCAAAATCACTGAACGTCCGGCATTGTCCCGGCCAAAAGTCATGTTTGGCAACACCGCACATATCATTGATGACATGATAATGCCATTTGAAACATGGTACATCGAGAATGAGCAACTTTATATAATCCGGGAGGATGAGGTTGTCAGCCGTTTTATCCCCCTGGTGACAGCAAAAACCGGGCTAATCAGCACCCCGACGCGGGAAAACATGTTGACTACATTTGAAACGCTAATGAATCCGGCGGTTAAAATCGGCAATCTGGTGGCCCTGGAATCGACCACGGCCCCACATCTAAACGGCACATACAAAATACGGACTATCAGCTATCAGGGTGACAATTATGGCGATGAGTGGAGCCAAACTTGCACTTGCCGCCCCATACCAAAATACAAGGTACTTTAATGGAGCGTAGACAGCTAATTGACACAATAGACATTGCCCTGCATGCGTTTCAGGCTAATTTACACACGGCGACGGTAGCCAGGGTGGAGCGTGTCCGGGGAACTACTATTGATGTCCAGCCGGTTATAAACCGGGAAGTGGATGGCGAATCAATTAAATTGCCCCTGTTTGTTAAAGTGCCACCGGTGTTTTTGCAGGGCGGCGGCAGTTATACGGCACATCCAATAGCGACCGGGGACTATTGTTTGCTCATATTTACCGAGAGATGCTTTGATCGTTGGTATAGCGGGCAGGATGAGCGCAGGCCTGCCGAATTTAGAATGCACGACTATTCAGATGGATTTGCCATTGTTGGCCTTAATCCATTGGCTTCTGCAAAAACCATTCCACAGGTTATAACCCACATTGGCGATACTTATGCCGAGGGAGATTATGAGCAGATAGGTGATTATACGCATGTAGGCAACCGGACACAGACCGGCAATCACACCCAAACCGGTGATTTTCACCTGACCGGGAACATGGTGGTGGATGGCAATATCACCTGTACCGGCACAATAGCTGCGGGGAATTTTACTGGGTTAAGTGGTGGACCTATGACAGCCAGTGTGGATATACAAACCACAGGCAACGTAGATGCTGATGGCGATGTCACCGCCGGGGATATTAGTCTCAATAGCCATACCCACACAGACAGCAAGGGCGGCACAACTAGCGAGCCGAATTAATGCGAGTAAGCAGAATAACAAATAATGGTGACTGGACCTTTGGCAAGGGCCGGGCAAATTATATCAGCGCAAGTAAGGCCATTGCCCAGAACGTACGAACCCGAATCAGGTCGTTTACACGGGATTGGTACCTGGATATTGAGCACGGTATTGACTGGATTAATTTACTTGGCCGCCCCGGGACGGAACGTCGGATAATCCGCGCTATTGAGCGGCAAATTCTCCAAACCGGTGGTGTGTTGACTGTCGGGGATATAAATATTGTACGCCGGGATCGCAACCGTAAAGTGCATATTGAGGCCGAGTATACAGATGTTTTTAATGTGCCACAGCAAATAAGCGAGACAGTATGAAACCCAATTTTACGCCTAACGGCATAGAGATACAGACATTCGATGAAATATACCAGGAACTAGCAGACGGATACCGGAAGATATACGGCGAAGATATAAATCTGGAACCGGACAGCCCAGACGGACAGCGGGTAGCGATTGAGGCACAGGCCAGGCTTGATGTGCAGTCATTTGGCGCACTCCTATATAACCAGATTGACCCGGATTTTAGCCTGAGCGATGCGCTGAATACAATTATCAAATTATCTGGTATTACCCGCCGCCCGGCCATGCGATCACAGGTAGATGTTGAAGTCACCACAACGCGGCCTGTCACCTTGCCAGAGGGCTACGCTGTAGAAGATGATCTGGGGCAGGTCTGGGAAACAATATCTGAAATTGACTTATCCACGGGCACTACAACCGTAACTCTATTTGCACAGGAGTTTGGTGCGCTTGAAGCCGATGCCGGGACGGTGACGGAACCAGTCACGTTTGTAATCGGCGTGGACTCTGTAACTAACCCCGCCGCTGCTACGGTTGGCAGGGATGAAGAAACAGATGAGGAACTACGCATCCGGCGCAACCGATCACTTGAAACTCCGCAAAGTTCCAGTCTGGGGCGGTTATATACGGCCCTGGGTGACCTTACCGGCGTCACTGACCTGATGGTTTATGAAAACGACACAGACACGACTGACAGCCGAGGTATACCAGCGCACAGTCTCTGGGTGGTAATTGAAGGCGGGGCAGTTGATGACATAGCCGAAAGCCTTGCCAAAAACA